AAGAACTCCAGTTGTTGGCCGAGATCATCAAGGACTACACCGACGCGGACTACGACTACGAGCCAGAGCGCGGATCAGCCAAGGCCAAACTGAGCGACTACAAACACGTGGACATCGTGCCCGTGTCCGATCCCAATGCCGCCACCATGTCCCAGCGTGTGGTGCAGTACCAAGCGGTCATGCAGATGGCCCAGATGGCGCCAGACATCTACAACTTGCCTCAGTTACACCGTTCGATGCTGGACGTGTTGGGTATCAAGAATGCCGACAAGCTGGTTCCCCTGCCCGACGACATGAAGCCAAAAGACCCTGTGTCCGAGAACATGGACATCTTGAAGGTCGACCCGGTGAAAGCGTTCCTGCACCAAGACCACGACGCCCACATTGCGGTGCACATGTCGATGATGCAGGACCCCGTGATGCAGCAGCTGATTGGCCAGAACCCCAAGGCGGCCCAGATTCAAGCAGCCCTCACCGCACACGTGGCCGAGCACGCTGGCTTCGCATACCGTCAGAAGATCGAGCAGCAGTTGGGTATCCCGCTGCCTCCAGAAGACGAGAAGCTGCCACCGCAAGTCGAGCTGGCGCTCTCGGGCATGATGGCCCAAGCCGCGCATCAAGTACTGATGCAGAGCAAAGCCTTGGCTGCCCAGCAGCAGGCCCAGCAAACCGCACAAGACCCCCTTATCCAAATGCAGCAGCAAGAGTTGCAGATTCGCGGCCAAGAAGCCCAGACCAAGGCACAAAAAGTACAAGGCGACTTGGCGATCGCCGAGAAGAAACTTCAGGTCGAGGCTGCCGAGCGTGCAGACAAACTGCGTCTGGAAGAAAAGAAACTTCAGGTGGATGCGGCCCACAAGGCCGACCAACTTCATTTGCAACAGCAAGGCAACGACCCCCGTATTGAGGCCCTCCGCGCACAACACCAACTGGCCGCGGACCAGCAACGCACTCAACAACAGATGTCAGCCGAGCAAATGCGTGCCGTCATGGCAGCGCAGCAACACAATCAGGCCCTGTCGCACAAGCAACAGGTGCATGAGCAAAACTTGAAGCACCAACGTGCCCAAGCAAAAGCCCGCATGGAAATGATGCGCAACCAACCAAAGGAGAAACCTGAAGAATGATCCAAGACTTCGCACGCGTATTGCGCGAACAAATACGCACCGATATGAACAACTACACGGACGATTTGGCCAACGGCCAATGTTCGACGTTTGAACAATATCGCCAGCTCTGTGGGGTGATTCAAGGCCTAGCCATCGCAGAGCGTTACATCCTCGACCTTGCTGAGAAAGTTGAAAAAGCCAATGAGTGAAATCATTTTGCCTCCCGGCATTAGCCTGCCGCCCCATATCCAACCCGTTGACGGCCCAGCCGAAGACGCTGACGATGAGTCAAAAGCCAGTGCGTTGCCAACCCCCGTTGGACACAAACTGCTGTGCGTAGTGCCAGAAGTCGATGAAAAGATTGCTGGAACTTCCCTCGACCTCGTAAGAGACACGGCCACATTGCGCCAAGAAGAACATGCCACAACGGTTCTTTTTGTGTTGCGCGTTGGGCCCGATGCTTACAAAGACACCGAACGTTTCCCCGGCGGCCCTTGGGCTAAGGAAGGCGACTTTGTGCTTGTCCGCACCTACACAGGTACGCGGTTCAAGATATTCGGTAAGGAATTCCGCGTGATCAATGACGATCAGGTGGAGTGTGTTGTGCAAGACCCTCGCGGTTTAACCCGCGCATAAGGAGTAGAAATGGCTGGTCCAAGAGACGAGTTCAAATTCCCCGACGAAGCCGAGGAAAAAAATGAACTGAACGTCGAAATCCAAACCGACGACGATGACGTCGAGGTCGAGATTATTGACGATACCCCCGAAAAAGACCGTGGCCGCAAGCCACTGGAACGTGAGGTCGAAGACCCCACAGACGACGAAATTGAGTCCTACACCCAAGGTGCCCAAAAACGCATCAAGGAATTGACCCATGCACGTCACGACGAACGTCGAGCCAAAGAAGCTACTCTGCGCGAGAAACAAGAGCTGGAGCGCCTTGCACAGCAATTGATCGAAGAGAACAAGCGCCTCAAACAGTCCGTCAATTCAGGCACCGAGCAGGTCACCAAGTACGCCCAGTCTGCCGCCGAGGCAGAACTGGACAAAGCCCGCCGGGAATTCAAGGCAGCACAAGAAGCGTTTGACGCGGATGCGCTGTTGGCAGCCCAAGAAGCGATGCTCGACGCCAAGATCAAATTGGAGGCAGCGAAAAAATTTACGCCACCCCCTTTACAAGATCGTGAAATTGAGGTACAAACTACCCAACACGAACCCCAACGTGTTCAACCGGACGAAAAAACCTTGCGCTGGCAAGCCAAAAACCAGTGGTTCGGAGCAAACGGGTTTGAAGAAGTAACCAGCTACGCACTAGGGCTGCATCAAAAACTAGTCAATTCCGGGGTCGATCCCCGCAGCGATGATTATTTCGAGCAAATTGACGCTCGCGTGAAGTCGAAGTTCCCTGAAGTTTTCGGGGGTAACGAAGACAAGTCAAGGTCCGGTGATTCTCCAAGACGACCTGCTGCCGTGGTAGCCCCTTCGACACGCTCGACGGGCGTAAAAAAGGTTCAGTTGACAAAGACGCAACAAGCGTTGGCGAAACGACTAGGACTGACCGATAAGCAATATGCTGAACAAGTAGTAAAACTGGAGAATTGAAATGACTCAAAACCGTACCCCTCGTGATCTCGTGTCACGCGAAAAAACTGCTCGTGCTGTATACGTACCGCCGACATCACTGCCCGATCCAACTCCTGAACCCGGAGTCGTGTTTCGCTGGATAGCGACGCATGTTCTAGGTCAGGCCGACCCGTCCAACGTGTCTCGCAAGATGCGCGAAGGCTGGGAACCGGTGAAAGCAGTGGACCATCCAGAATTGCAACTGTTTGGAAGTAGCGCCACAGGCAACGTCGAAATTGGCGGACTCATGCTCTGCAAGATGTCCAAAGAAATGGCCGATGCTCGTGACGAGTACTACAACAAGCAAGCGCAAAACCAGATGGATTCAGTGGACAACCACTTCATGCGAAACAATGACCCGCGCATGCCCTTGTTCAGCGACCGCAAGTCAACGACAAGTCGTGGCGGATTTGGTTCTGGTTCTAAGTAAATAGGAGTCCTTAAATGGCATCTACCGCTTCTCCCTACGGCTTCAAACCCGTAAACGAGATCGGGGGTCTACCATACGCTGGTAGCACTCGATCATTCGCTATTAACCCTGCCGGGTATAGCACCAACATTTTCAACGGTTCGTTGGTTTATGTTGCTTCTACTGGCTATTTGCAGTTGGTCACCGCTGACGGTTCCGACGGCACTACTAACGCGTTCCCCGCAGGTACAACCCTGACTGGCGCCGTTGGTGTGTTCGTGGGCTGCTCATACGTGAACGCTCAAGGTCAGACAATCTTTTCACAATACTACCCAGCCAGCGCGTTGAACGCCACCGCGTTCGTTGTTGATGATCCAAACACTGTGTTCCAAGCACAAGCAAACGGTTCTTTGACAATCGCAGTCTTGGGTGAAAACATCACTTTGGCTAACGCTCAAAGCACCAGCACCGGCTCTACCACCACTGGTAACAGCAACGTGGCTTTGAACGCTACCACCAAAACCACTACAGCCCCCTTCCGCATTATTGGTTTCCCCAATATGGTTGGCTTCTCTGTGGTCGGCGATGCGTACACTGACGTGTTCGTCAAGTGGAACCCCGGTTGGCATTCATATACCAACGTTGTTGGCCTGTAAGGAGTAAATTAACATGGCAATTTCACGCGCACAACTACTTAAAGAGTTGCTCCCCGGCTTGAACGCATTGTTCGGCATGGAATACGCTCGCTACGGCGAAGAGCACAAAGAAATCTACGAAACAGAGAAATCTGAGCGTAGCTTCGAAGAAGAAACCAAGTTGGCCGGCTTCGGTGCAGCTCCTGTTAAGAACGAAGGTTCTGCCATTGCTTATGACAATGCGCAAGAAGCGTTCACAGCACGCTACAACCACGAAACCATCGCCTTGGGCTTCTCGATCACTGAGGAAGCGATCGAAGACAACTTGTACGACAGCCTGTCTGCTCGTTACACCAAGTCTTTGGCCCGCGCTATGGCCTATACCAAGCAAGTGAAAGCTGCTTCCGTTATCAACAACGGTTTCAGCGGCAGCTACCTTGGCGGCGATAACGTGTCCTTGTTCGGTGTGAACTCTAGCGGCACTCGTGTTGGCCACCCCTTGGTCAACGGCGGCGTCAACTACAACAGCCCCACCACTGGTGTGGACCTGAACGAAACATCGTTGGAAAACGCTGTGATTCAGATCGCTGCTTGGACTGACGAACGCGGTCTGTTGATCGCTGCTAAACCTGTCAAGTTGGTGATTCCCCCAGCATTGATGTTCGTTGCTAAACGCTTGTTGGATACCGAACTCCGCGTCGGTACAACTGACAACGATATCAACGCTATCAAGCAAATGGGTGCAATCCCCGGTGGTTACACTGTCAACCACTTCTTGACAGACAGCAACGGCTGGTACTTGACCACTGACGTGCCTAACGGCTTGAAGCACTTCGAGCGTATGCCTTTGGTGAACTCCATGGATGGAGACTTCGATACCGGCAACGTAAGGTACAAGGCGAGAGAGCGCTACAGCTTCGGCTGGAGTGACCCGCTCGGAGTTTGGGGTTCAGCAGGTTCGTCCTGATAAAACCTCGAAACCACTCGGTTTCCAAGGGGGGCTTCGGCCCCCTTTGTTTTGGGTGTTGTGTTATTGTTTAAGTTTATGGTACAATGCCTTTAACTAAGGGGGAGTTCATGGCCCGAGGCATTTACAAAATCATCAACATTATTAACAACAAGTTTTATGTCGGCAGCGCGGTAGATTTGAAGCGCCGTAAAGCACGGCACTTTTCTGAGTTACGCACGGGTAAGCACAATAACAAGCATTTGCAAGCGGCGTGGGGGAAGTACGGAGAACAGGCATTCGTGTTTGTTGTCGTAGAAGAGGTGCATGTAGACGCGGATTTGCTTGCCGCAGAAAACATTTGGCTCAAAGAACATGTGGGCAAAGAGTACTGCTACAACATAGGGGTTGATGCCACTGCACCAATGCTTGGTGTCAGTGGAGAAGCCAGCCCTACTTGGGGGCGCAAACGCACAGCCGCAGAACTAGCAGCGCAAAACTGGACCGGCAAAAAACATACAAACGCGGCAAAAGAAAAAATTCGTCAGCACCTTATCGGCAAGCCAAAATCCGCTGACGTTCGTGCAAAGATCAGCGCCACACTTTCTGGGGAAGGCAACTACTGGTTTGGTAAACAGCGGCCAGATCACGGAGCCAAGGTCAGTAAGGCGGTAGAAGCGATTGACGCCGAGGGACGGTCTAGAGTTTTTGAAAGTATTCAGAAGCTGCGAGAAGAACTCGGACTCAAACCGCCCACTGTGAATCGCGCATTGAAATCTGGCAAACAACTTACACGCGGACCCTTTTTTGGATGGTCTTTCAAATATGTTGACCCCACGTGAAATTCATGGTACAAACTAGCCATCCGGGTTTCTCGGTGTATCAAACAGCCCCGGCTGATTTCATGCAAGTTGATACGCCACAACGCATGTCAAGGAGATCCTCATGGGATTCGCAACGCATCTAGGCCCGTGGTTGTTGGGCACTGTTAAAAACACAACTGGTACAACTGCTGGAACCATTCGCAACACCGGCGCTACCGTTGTTTCTCAGTCTTATGTCGCCCCTAAAGCGGTGATTTTGGCTTCTCCCACAGCCCAGCAATTGTTCGTGTTGCCTGCCGGCTCACA